GCATACTAGAACCGCAACCATCAGTCAGAAAAACACTATGAACTTTCTGTAAATTGTTTTCCTTCTTAAACTTAGGAACAATTTTCATCATGGCAATGATAGCTTCATTAAGCGGAGTACCACCTAACTCGTAACGGGCAGGCACATTTAAAGGATAACCATCAACTTTCCAATCACGATATCCCCAACGACTAGCAGCCATCCAGAGATAGTGCATCATTTTCATTTCTTCATCAGAAGTCATTTTTGAAGAAAAGAAGTTTAACATTGAAAAAGCACGGATATCAAAAGCACCAACTTCTATTCTAATCTCATCTTTATTTCTATCAGAAAAAGCATAGACCTCAAAAGGAATTTGAGTCCTACGACAGAACCAAACAAGGTTAAACAATTGAGACAACGTATCTCTAAGGTTTGTAGCCATAGAACCAGACCAATCGAGGCACATTACCAAACCGTGATTTGTTGCACCAGGCAATGTAGTAACTTTCTTGAATAAATCTTCATTGTACTTGTAAGTGTGAAGTTTACCCATATCCAAAGAACCAGTTTTTGATTCTGAAGCACGAGCATACTGATCAGCAGATTTCTTCATTTCAAATTCTTTGACCATGTATGCAACAGTTTTCTTTGCGGTTTTTTTCTTTTCAGTAATTTCCTCAAGAGTCGAAACGAAAAAACGATCAGTTTTTTTATCAGAATGAAACAGATTAAACTCAGACACTATTTCCTTGTAAGAAACAGAAATTTTATTTAAATCTAGATCATTGACCCGAACATAATTATAACCGGCTGCATCTTTATCACGAGCTTCATCAAGTGACTTACCAAACTTATCAGCAGTCTCGGCAGTAATGTTAGGCATGGCAGCAGCACCAGAACCACCTTCTCCACCTTCGATTACATCATCCTTTTCGGGTATTGATTTTACTTCTTTATTGGAATCGTCTTTGGTTTCAGAAGCATCGTCATTGCCGTTACCGTCAATACCATCATCACCGTTACCGGCAGCATCATCACCACTAGTGTCAGAGCTGTCATTTTCACCTTTCTCCATTTCATCTTTAAATTTTGCAACTTTTTTGGAAAGTTCTTCTGGACTACCATTCTCTATGGCATCAGCAAGTTCTTCTGCAATCTTTTTAATATCACCAGACTCACCAGAAGAACCAGAACCAGAACCGTCAATAGGATCACCCATCGACTCACCAGAAGTATCACCAGACTCATCTGGTTCACCCATTGACTCTGGATTTTTATTCATCCATGCAATCAACTCTTCAGCAAGATCAAGAACATCATCAGGCGTTACAGTTTTACCAGCCTTCTCGACCCAAATTTCTTCAGTTTCTCCAAAAGGAATATTAGGAACATTTTTATAGTGAAGATTGATACGATCAACTAAGTTAAAATTATGAATATTTTTACCGTTAATACCAAAGAAGTCTTTTTCAGCAAGTGAATTGTAAGCTTCTTTGAAAATCCGAATAGTACCAAGGTACTTGTTCATAACTTTCTTTTCAATACGAGCATCTTCAAGAACATTGACAACCGAATGTTCAATCTTACGTAATTGAGTTTTTTCCATCATATCTAGTGGAGTCCACAGAGCATGACCAATTTCATGACAAATTAGAAGTTCTTCTTCAATATGTGTCATCGTGTTTTCCTTCCAAATAGGAAGTCCAAGTTCACGATTTTTTACATCAAAGTAAGCAGTTTCCATCTGTTTATGGACTACGAAAATATCTTCTTCGGCGAGAAGTTTTGCAATTGTGTTTTTGTTTTTCATCATACTTATACGCTATCAGCTATATTTACTAAAGTCAAGCAGAATCTGGCATATTTATTGATTTTTTTTGACATTTTAACCACCAAACACGAAAGTTGCACGATTGACGGCATCAATGAAGAAACGGCGTTGGCCGACATCTATTGACATACCATTCGGATCAAAGATGGAAAATTTCTCATCATCACTACCAACCAGGCTGACCTTACCGAATTTAGTCTCGGCATGGAACACACCCTTAGTGAACTCCGACTCAACGAATTTTAACAGGGGATTTGGAATAGACATAGCAACCTCTCTCTCTTGACTATATCTAATATTACCATTTCCAGAAACATTTGTCAAGAGAAATCGTATCACGTAAGTCATTGATATAAAACGAAAGTAAAAAAAAGTTGGCTGTAGGGGTAGGAGTCGAACCTACAATATTACAGGGAAACAGCCTGCTGCGTCTACCAGTTCCGCCACCCTACATAACTCGTAGTAACCTTGTCATTCCTATTCCACCACCTACTCTTGGAAAGAAATCAAAAGAGAGAAAATCCTTGAGTTCTTTTTCTACCCGATCCTGCCCAAACTTATCGTATAGTAGTGTTGCATATTCACCATCAGATATTGTATGGAATGTGTCTCTCATCTGATCTTTATCTGTGCTTCGTTCTGCACTTCCTATAGTTTCCATACCACCAAGGATAACATCTATCTTGGCTGCCGTACCATCTCCATTTTGTTTCATATTCCAGAAGGGTGAAGTGTGGTTTGGAAAGTTCATTATCATAGAAGGCCCATGTACATCTTCCATCAAGGATTCATGTTCATTGGTTAACTCATTTGTATCAAACTCTGTACACCAATCACTGTAATCTTTTGCAACTACATGAGAACCCAACCCTAGTGACTTGATCAGTTCTTCTTCCATTTCCTTTAGTTTATTAACATCTCCTTTAAATTCAAATTCAAACATGGGGAATATAAGGTCATGTCTTCCCTCTACTGCATTAGGCTCTTGACGATATGAGGTTGAGATACAAAAAAACCCTTCAGTTGAAGGGTTTCTGAGAAGTTCATATTCCAACCACATCTGGCCGGTTTGGGGTAGGGGCCATATCTCCCCAGCGTAATTATATGTTGCTACGGTTTCGGGGTCTTCACACGCGGCAAGAATTGACAATCTATTTTGGGTATGTACTTCTTGAAACCCTTTAGACAAAAAAAATGACCGCAAAGCGGTCACAGCGTAAGTATATTTTGATGGTTCTATTAATTGTGTCATAACAATCTCCTAATAATTCCACTTATTTATACAAATAAAATTAATATTTTAACCAGATATTAAATTATTTGTGGTATAGTATAAGAGAATCGGAAAAGGAGTCTATATGCACTATAGAGTATGTATGCTGTACGAGTGGGTGTTCAATTTGGTGAACAGACGTTCTACTGTTAGATGGGTGAACGAACCGCAAAAGGTGGATATTAGGGTCTAGAACCCTTTGGGGGCCTTGGTGATACCTCTGTCCTTCATTTGTTGCATCACCCATTGTTTTGCGATAGGGCTTGTCACTTTCTTTCTGAGAAGTCCTTTTATTTGTTTGAACACGGGCGTCATAACATCTTCGGTTGCATCGTTGTTGTCTACAACCACAAAATTCTGTCTGAAGTGCTGACTGAACTTTCCTATGTTGGATTGGACATCTTTCCACGATTTAACTGCAATACTCTCTGGCACAGACCTATCTCGTTTTGCATTACGCTCCAAAGCTGTGTCTAGAGAGGTATTCACAAAAATCATATGTGTGTCATAACCTAGTTGTCTTAGTTTGATAGACTGATCTGCAATCTTGTCATAGTCCTTACCAGTGCCATCTATGATAATTCCTAACCTACCTTCAACATAACCACCTTCACGAGCTTTCGTTACTCTCTTTGCACGTTTACGTTCTACATCTCTCTCGGCAGTTTCATCTTCTGGCATCTTTTGAGACAAACCAGCAATCTTCAGATAACGCTCAAATGCATCATCTGAATTGACTATCTGTAATCCTGTTCCGCCAGTGGTTTTCCTGACAACGTATGACTTACCGCTGCCAGGGCCACCAGCTAAAAAGAACGCTTTAAATATGTTGGGATCGTTGAGCCCTTCCTGTAGTTCGGTAAAATACTTCATCGTTCATTTGACCTTTTAACTCTGTGTCTCTAAATTGGTACATATATTTATCTCCTTTAGATTTTTCATTTTCAAGTGTTCTTGGTTGTCTTTGAAAGTTCATTTTCTTAATGCGATTCTTCATTTTTATTGACATTATTTTAATTTCCTTTTGCTAAAGTGTTAATATACTATAAGAGTTAAGTTTGAGGCCCTCCTTTCTCATAAAATGAAGTTACCAACTTACCAGTTTTTAGCGGCCGTGGTTCTTTCATTGTGTCTATGGTTTTTAGTTTTTGTTTTCCTACGGAATCCTTCACAATAGATACTAGTGAAGTATGAACTTGTTCTGCAAAATCAAAAGTATGCTTTATTGTTTTAACAAGAAATTTTCCTTGATAAAATCTATCCAATCCTTTACCATAAAGTTCACCATCAAATACTGCATTTATATCTAGATTAGAATTGACAACATCACCTACATTTAAAGAAGTATTGCCCTTCACCTTAATTTTTATTGAAAATCCATCTTGTATCTGTCTTATTCTAGACCTACGTTTTTGAATATATTCTTGAGGATTTTTTGGAGAATAATTAAAATTACCAGTATCTTTTTGTTGTTTAGTGCTGTCATATATACGATCAGATGTTGTTGTGACAGGAACTACAAACGTCTTTACAGGAAAATCTGATACTCTTGATTTATTTTCATCTAATGGTGTAGCACTAAACATAGGGTTATCATCTACCTCAGAAAAGTGATTTATATGCTTTTCATTTTTAAAGTTGTCATGGTAGTTATATGTATATTTATCAATTCTTTTATTGAAGATATCATGCGTGATAAGAGTAGAGCCGTATACACCATCTCTTGTACTTCTTAATGTATCTGTTCCTATGCTAACTTGAAACTGTTGCATAGTATTTAATTCTTCTAGTACTTGTTCTTTACCGTCAACTCTATTTAAATTCCCTCTCTCTGTATATGTAAATTTAGGTTCTTGTGCATACATACTTTCAAGACTTCTAAAATGATATCCTTTTGCAGTTTCGTAAAAAAGATATGTGGGGGAATTATTTTCTGTTGAGATTGATTCTTGAGAAAATTGAGCTATCAAATCAATTGGTTTGAGATTTGATGGTATAATTTTTTCAGAACCAGCTGTAGGTTCTATATGTAAATTCTTTTGAGATTTTAAATCATCCCTCATTAGAGTTTTAACCATGTCAGAATAAGTACCTTCAAGGACTCTATTAACTCTTGTCCTAGAATTTTTCATTTGTTCATAAGTAATCATATTCATGGTATATACTTGTTCACCATTAACATTTGTTTTATTAGTTAGTCCAACCAAAGAGAAAACATCCTCGACAAAATTAAATACTTCTACATCAGTTTTGGATGGAGTTTTAATTTTTAATTGCAGATATTCCTGTCCAATCAAGGGAGCTGTCGATTGCATGGCTACAGGGTCTTTTATCATAAGAACACCTGATATTGCTGGAGTGTAAATGTCTTCGTAAAGATCAAGAGACAACAACAACTTCCGTATGTCTATTTCAACATTTTCGGAAGTTATTATAGTAGCGTGTTCGACAACAAATTCTCCAGCGTACTGTAATGTTTCTGTCATTAAATTTCACTTTCACCCATTAGATTTTCAAACTCTTCTCTAAATGCTTTCATATATTCTGGTACAAGTAATCGTATCTTTCTTTTCTTGTCTTGTTCTGATTCTTCATATTCAAAATTTGTTATTGCAGTTGCACTAGGATAGTCTGTGTTATCTGTACCTACATCAATTTTAACATTTGTGTCACCAGAAGTTTGTGTTATTTCGTAGTGGTGTACTGCATCAACATTAGAATATTTGTCTTTAATAAATGCAAGAAATTGTGGTGTAGTCAGAGGCCATTGATGATAGCGATCTGTAATATCATTAACCATAAGAATAACCCAATGAAGTTCTGGATCACTATAAAGTTTATCAGCAATGCTCTCTGGTGTTTCTCCTTCTCTAACGTCATAAGTATCAAAGTATAATCTATCTGCCTTTACCTTAGTACGTAATCCCACTCTTCGTAGAATATTAGTTACTAAGGAAAATTCTCCCTGACCAAAACTGTCATACGGAATTACTGGAAATTGATCAAAATAAGACATATCTTAAAACCCTTGTTCAACGTGCTCTCTTGTCATAATCTCTGTCTCTCTAAAATTTAATGCAAGAGTTGTCCTTTGTGGAGGAGCGCCGGAACCGCCATCCATCGTTTGAGTTTGTTCGTATGCAGTAAATCTATCACTACCATAAGTTACGTTGGCACTCTCTAAAAAACAAGTAGATATTTTATTAAGAAAATCATTGGGCCCGCCTTTATGCATATACGTAATATCAAAGAAGTCTGGAATTGTCATTGATCGTCTGGAATCACCAACATAAGATGGTAACATATGATATTTAAATTTCTTTATAATTTGATCTACTGTTTGAGCTTCTTTTTCACTCTTAGGAATGAATATAAAAGTAAAACTGAAAGACCTACGACCAACACCCTCAAACATCAACTCCATGTGACTTCCAATAATCTCACCCATTTCAACTTGTGCAAGGGTTTTAATTCCAGGCAATACACCATCACCTGCTTTGATTGCAGCTCGTGTTAGATTTTCGCCGGCACCTCTACTAAGTTCACCACCAGCAGCTGCAAATTTCTCCATAGTTCCACCACTAGTATTTTGAAATGCTTTAAATGCTTTTAATCCTGTGTCGGACAATAAACCAATTTCTGGATCATTATACTTTGAATTGTAGTTAACTGAAACAGTGGGTGGCATATACAGAGAAATAACCGTATCTAATCTTTTAGAAGATTTATATGCTTCTGCATATATACTCCTACTTCCTGCTGACATTCCACCGCCGTTAAGACCTTTTAAATTGTTACCATCTGCACCTTTAATTTGTTGTCCTATTTTACTTGATTTGACAGAAGTAACTGCTGAATTTTTTGCAATAGATTCAAAAGCATCTATGGAATTGAGGCCAGGTGGAGTTCCAAATGGGCCATCGCTGAAATCATCAACTTCGTCAATTATCTTTGATGTTTTCATAGAATCACTAATTTTTATTTTGGCAGGTTTAAATGCATTTATGTTAAACATAATGTAGTGACCTTGCTGTGGATCATTCTCTACGGCAAGAGGATACGCAAGACTTTTCGTAGTGTATTTAGCACCACTGTTTAAAAAGGGCATACCACTGATAGGCCGTCCTCTGGATGCGCTAGTACCTAAGATACCACCGGCAACTTTTTTTAGACCACTACTGATTGATCCTTGAACAACATTGGAAACTGCATTGGAGATAGCATTTGACATGAATTTTTCCTAACATATATATGTTATAGAACTATTTATACAGAAGAGACATGGCATATAGTGGAAAATACCAACCAAGGAACCCTAAAAAATATGTAGGTGATCCTTCTCGCATACATTACCGTTCTTTGTGGGAACGTAAGTTTATGGTGTATTGTGATTCTAATCAATCCATAATAGAATGGGGAAGTGAAGAGGTTATCATACCATATGTATCACCTTGGGATGGTAGAGTGCATAGATATTTCCCTGACTTTTATATTAAAGTACGACAAAAAGATGGTGGGCTAAAGAAATTTATCATAGAAGTTAAGCCTAAAATTCAATGCAGTCCACCCAATAAAACCCCCAAGAAAAAAACAAAAAGATGGTACAATGAAGTTAAGACATGGGGAGTTAACGAGGCAAAATGGAAATCTGCAACTAAATGGTGTGCGGCTAACGATATGCAATTCCAAATTCTAAATGAAGATCATTTGGATATTCGATATAAATAACTATATGGCAACAAGTAATTACATACAGACAGTTATAGATGCACAAAAGGGGCGCCCACGATCTACCGAATGGTTTAAAGATAAGATCAAAGAGTTGGGAACACCAGGCACAATGGATTTGATTAGAGATGGTAAACGCTCTAATTCACCATTCTATGGTAGACTTAATATGTTTACATATAACCCTAAACATAGAAGGAAACTACCTTACTATGATACGTTTCCTCTAGTGTTGCCCATAGAAAAATATCCAGATGGTTTCCTTGGTATTAATTTTCATTATCTACCAATTCCACTTAGGATTAGATTATTGGACGCTATGATAGACTATTCTAATAATACTAGATTTGATGAGTCTACAGTACTCAAAGTAAGTTATGATAAACTAAAAAATATCAGTTTAATTAAACCCACCTTGCATAGATATCTTGCTGGATATACAGGATCACAGTTTCGTAGAATAGATGCAGATGAGTTTACAGTTGCAACACTTCTACCTGTTCAAAGATTTAAGAAGGCATCTGCAAATCAAGTGTGGTCAGATTCAAGGAGAATGTTATAATGTCTCAATTTCTAGAAGCAGTTGGGTTTGGTGTATTAAATGACGTTCTATCCATCTTTCGATCAAATGAAGGATATGCACAACCTAACAAATATGATGTTGTAATAACTCGTCCTACTGGTGGAGGCCAGTCATTTGCAAATATCGCAAATATGATGAAAGGTCAAATGGGTGGACTATCTAGTGGTAATGGTGCAAGAGACATAGGATTGCGCTGTGAGTCTGTATCACTTCCCGGCCGGAACCTAGCAACTTCAACAGACGCAAACATTTATGGCCCAACAAGGGAAATTGTTGAAGGTGTTACATATGCAGAAGATATTACTCTAGAATTTCAATCTAGTAATGATTTGAAAGAGAGAGTGTTTTTTGAATCATGGCAAGAAATGGCGTTTAACCATAAAAGTTGGAATATGCAATACTATAATGATTATATTGGTTCAATAGATATATACCTATTAGACAGAGAAATGAATAGACGCTACGGTATTAA